AATTAATAAACATTATGGAAAAGAAAAAGTTTTCATTCAATTACGATTTAACAAACCTTCCTACATATAACTCATATGGTTCGGATATGTTAATCAAGGCAATTTTAGGATTAACATTACCTAAATATGCTACAATCAGACCTAACTTAAAAGGAACAACTGAAAAAGTAGGTTTTGTAACAAACGATGTTATCTTACAGGATTTATCTTGTGGATTTGACCCAACAGGTGATACAGTTCAGAACTTGGTTACCGTTGACTTATGTAATAAAAAAGTGAATCAACAATTATGTCCTTATAGTCTCTACGATACATACTTGAGTCAGTCATTAACTAATGCGAATTTTCAAGATACAGTTCCATTTGAAGAAGTTATTTTAACAGATATTTCAAATAGAATTGCTAATCAAGTAGAAAAACAATTATGGCAAAACACAACTACAACTGGTGGAACTTATGGTTCGGCTTGTTTCGCTGGTGTTGGTCAATTAGTTACATCAGGTAATGGTGCTACTCAAATCGCTTACACTGCTTCTACAGCATCAAACGGTTTAGATGTATTTTCTGCTATCTACCAAAACATTCCTGCGAATGTATTACACAGAGACGATTTAGTTATCTTCTGTTCTTACGCTAACTACAGAGCACTTGTTGCTTCTATGAGAAATAGTTCATTCGTGAATTTATTTACATTAGATAGTGCTGGTTCTACTAGTGGTGAAGAATGGTCATTAATGTTACCAGGTTCAAATGTAAGAGTAATTCCTACAGTTGGTCTTGATGGTGTTTCAGCATATTATGCTGGACCTGCTGGCTATTATATGGTTGGTATGAACAGTGAAATTATGACCGTTAAATCTATCTATGACCCATTTGAAGACATCGTTAAAATTCAAGCGCATGTTACTTATGGTTTAGGTATTTTTGATGTGGCATCTTTCTGTCTTTGTAAGTAATCAATAGTGTCGTAAGGCACATAAAAAAATAAAATTAAAATAAAAATATATTATGGCATCTTGTTATATTCAAACCGGATACACTTTAGATTGTAGAACAAGTTCTACAGGTGGTTTAAAAACTGCTTGGTTCTTGGGAGGAGTTGGAAGTGAAATCACTGGTTATACTACATCAAATGGAATGGTAACTGCTATTGGTGGAACTGGAACTTGGTTTCAATTCCAATTACCAAAGCAATCCGCTTCATTAACAGAAAACTTGGGTGTAAATACTACATCACAGTCGGTAACATTCCAACCTGAACTGGTTCTGAACTTACCGAAATTAGACACAACATTACGAGATGTTGTGGTGGATTTGGTTTCACAAAACGAAGTATATGCTCTTGTAGAAGACAACAACAACCGTTACTGGTTAGTGTTCCTTGATAATGGAGGAATTGTTTCTGCTAGTTCATTACAAACTGGTATGGCTTACACAGATTTAAATGGAGCATCTGCTCTTACTATTTCTGGTGGTGAACCTACATCAATTAGAGAAGTAGATGTAACTACTACTATCGCAGCGGTATTCACTGCGGGTGGTTTTACATTCCAATCTTAATAATTAAACTTAAAGGGGGAGTTAAATGCTCCCCTTTTATTAGCCAAAAAAAAGTATTATATGATTAAATGGGGAGGTAAAAATTGGAGACCTGGTAGTCCTGCTAAAAGACAACCAATCAATCAATCTATTGAAGAGTTAATGAAACCTTTGGGTGAAAAACTACATAAGGGTAATGTGTGGCAAGTGGTAATGAATGTTCCTCAAGAAGCACCAAGTCCTAGTCCAACTAGTTCACCTATTCCTGTAACTCCGACACCAACAAACACACAGACACCTACTAATACAGTGACTCCTACTAATACAGTGACTCCAACACCAAGTGTAACTGCTACACAGACAGGCACACCAACACAGACACCAACAAACACAAATACTCCTACTCCGAGTATTACACCAACGAATACGGTAACTCCTACTCAAACTACGACACCAACCGTAACCCCAACCCCAAGTTCTACACCACCAATACCAAGTGGAACAACTGAAGCAAATGCTTATTTATCTGCTGTTGTTGCTGCTGGTGGAACTGTAACATCACCTATGTCTGCTGCTACAAGAACATTATTCACATCACTTGTTAGTAATGGATTGTATAATAAGATTATCGCTATGTATCCATATATTGGCGGAGTTTCCGCTTCTTGTAGTATTGAAGGTAAATTACAAACACAATATAATGTGACTTATAATGGTGGATTTACATTTAATTCATCAGGAGCTACTCCTAATGGAACTAACGGTTGGGCTACAAATAATATGTATCTTAATACGGCTATGACCTTAAATAACGCAACCTTGTTTACTTATCTTGGAACAGATAATCTTAGTTTCGGTGGTGATTATTGTCTTGATTTTGGAACTGCGGATAGTTTTGGAGTAAATGCGTTAATGGCGTGGATTGGTGGTTCATCACAACCAGACTCAAACTCTTATTTCTACAATAATGATGATTCAGCGACAAGAATATTCATAACAAATGCGGCATTAAATGGTGCTTTTGGTCTTTTTGGATATAATAGAACATCATCAACAAACTTTAATGTTTGGAAAAATGGTGTTAAATTGGCAACAAATACTAATACGAATACTCAAGTATTACCTTCAATTAAACCATTATACATGCCTTGTCCAGGTAATAGCATAATTACTTATGTTAGTAAATGGACAACAAGAAGACATCAATTTGATATTGTAATTCAAGGATTAAACGATACTGAAGCCGTGGCTTTATCAACAATTATAAACACATTCCAAACATCTTTGGGAAGAAATGTATATTAAAAAAATATGAAAGTAGTATTATTAACAGAACCAGAAAAAGATAGTTTAGTTGGACAATTAGTTCAACCAAATTGGTATTTTAATCCAGTATTAGATTGTAATAATAATTGGATTATATCAGAAGAAGAAGTTCAAAACTCAATTTATCCTGAACACGAATGGATTAAATCTATGCCATTAATTGATTGGTGTGAACCTGAAAGACCACCTATTCCACCAATAAACTAATATGTATGTAGTAGATGGAATTGCTTTTGATGAATATTATGTTGAAAGTGTTTTATTAAACCTTATCAGTTGTGTTATTACATTAAATGTTATTTATCATAAGGACCAAAAAAGAATAACAAGAACAAAACAATTTATATTTCCAACGACTTGTGATGTTGATATAAATGAATACATAAAAAAAGTAGAGACGATAATAAATGCCTGAAGTATTTTATAGAAAACAATTTAGTTATTATTTAGGGGAACAAAGAGCTATAGATGATATTGTAAAAGAATTTGTTCCAATTCCAAGTCCTACTCCTACCCCGAACTATTGTATGTCTGGTATTACAGATTTTACATTATGGTTTTATACTGATTGTTGTGGAACTTATGTATCAGGAACTACTATGGGTTTATCTATCTGTTATGATAATAGATATGCCAAAGATGGTATTGCTGGTTCTTATGGTCCTTGTTCAACTCTTTGTATAACCCCAACTCCGACCCCTACACCGAGTATTACTCCAAGTGTGACTCCTACTATCACACCAACAACAACTACGACCAGCACCCCTACAAATACGCCTACGACAACAATAACTGCTACTCCAACTAATACTGGAACTCCAACGGTTACGCCTACCAATACTCAAACGACTACACCAACTACTACACCTACAAATACGCCTACGACAACAATAACTGCTACTCCAACTAATACTGGAACTCCAACGGTTACTCCTACCAATACTCAAACGACTACACCAACTGTTACTCCAAGTATTACGCCAACAAAAACGCAAACACCTACACCTACCACTACGCCTACAAACACACCGACAAATACTAATACTCCAAGTGTTACACCAACTAATCCAATATGTGATACATTAGTTATATCATCATCAAATTTTGCTCCACTTGATGGAACTTATGATTTAATAAATGGTGGAGCACCAGTTTATTTGAAATATCAAACTGGCACAACATATATTTGGACTATTACTTGTTCTTCTTATGGTGGAAATGATTATACTGCTTGGAAAAATCAAAGTGGAAATGGAATTTTTATATTTAGACCAGAAGCTAATAGATATGAATCAATACAATGGACTGGTGGTAAAAATTGTAATAATGGTCAAAATAGTTTAGTTATTAATGGATATACTAATACAGGATTTACTTATAATGGAGACATATATCCACAAGATGGTGTTATGACCTTTGGAGGAATAGTAACATACCCTGATTGTCCTGGTTATGTAACCCCAACTCCTACCCCGACTAATACTAATACTCCAAGTATTACACCAACTAATACTCAAACACCAAGTAATACACCTACAATATCATTAACACCGACTAACACACAGACACCAACTAACACACAGACACCAACTAATACTGGAACTCCAACGGTTACGCCTACCAATACTCAAACCAGCACACCAACTGTTACTCCAAGTATTACGCCAACAAAAACGCAAACACCTACACCTACCACTACGCCTACCAACACACCAACTAATACTGTTACTCCAAGTATTACACCAACAAATACAACGACACCAACGAATACTCCAACTCCAAGTTCTACACCACCAATACCAAGTGGAACAACTGAAGCAAATGCTTATTTATCTGCTGTTGTCGCTTCCGGTGGAACTGGTATTACATCTACTGTTTCAGCAGCGACTGTAACATTATTCACATCACTTGTTAGTAATGGGTTATATGATAAGATTATCACTATGTATCCTTATTTAGGTGGTGTTGCTGCTTCTTGTCTTATTGAAGGTAAATTACAAACACAATATAATGTAACTTATAATGGTGGTTGGACTTTTAACGCTTCAGGTGGGACACCTAATGGAGTGTCTGGTTGGGCTACAAATAATATGTTTGCCAATACAGGTGTAACATTAAACGATAATAGTATGTGGACTTACATAGGAACTAACCCTGTTGCTTCATCATATCTTGGTGAAATTGGAACAAATGATTATTCCGCAGCAAACCATTTACTTACTATTGTTGCTGGGACTAATACATCAATTGATTCTGGAGCTTATTTTGATAATGCTAATAATGTTAATAGAATAAACATTTCATCAGCTGTAATTCCAACCGCATTAGGATTCTTTGGTAATAATAGAACATCATCAACCAACTTAAATGCTTGGTATAATGGAACTAAAGTAGGAACAAGAACTGCGACAAATACTAGTTCATTACCATCAGATAAGTTTGAATTCCCGGTTAATGGTGCTACATTATTAAATTTTGGTGTAAGAAGACATCAATTTGATATTATAGGAAAAGGATTTAACGATACTGAAGCTGCGGCTTTATCAACAATTATAAACACATTCCAAACATCGTTAGGAAGAAATGTATATTAAAAAATAAGATGGTTCAGATAGAAGCAGGAACATTTAATGAGGTGGTTGCCACTTGTTCAAGAAACAAAACCCTAACAGGTAATGTTACTTACTTGTGGTCAATGACGCACAAATTAACAAAGGAGAATTGGAAG